TATAACGGACATGCGCCTAAACTCCAAGACTTGGATTGGCCACGTCACCGCGTTTGGTCCGCCCGCATCATCCACCACTTGGTGAACCACGTCGTCGACCTCGGGATGCAAATGCTCCCAGTCGTCCAATCCGTAACATGTATCGCTCATTGTCTTCCTTGTGGTAGCAACGTGATCACCACGTCGCGTAAGTATTTGTCTCTGGTCATTCCTGGTATGCGGTGAAGGATCTTGGGGTTGTGTTTCTTAACCTTGGCCCAGTCGCGATTGGACACGATGCCCAGGAGCGCCCGCACATCGGACGCTGAAACCAGCTCAGGCAATCTTCGGAATTCCTCGATGTTCATCAGTAGCTTCCTCCCCCGCTGGATCCCAGGCTGCCTGGGACGATGTAACCGATGTCTGTCTGGGCGCAGTAGCGGGCCAAGTCAGCCCATTCCTTGCAGGCCCCATCCGAACCGCCGAGGCCCGTGTAGTGGTCGAACATCCACCGCACCTGATAGCATGAATCCACCACGTAAAGCGCCGGGTCGTTGTAATCCCGCACCAAGCCATCCGGGTGGTCCTCGTTCCAAGCCAGCAGATTGTTGACGTGATCGACCCCATCGTCGATGCCTTTACCGCTGAAGGCAGGCTCAAAGAACATCGACGGGCCAGTCACCGTTCCGTCCGGTTCCTTTTGCTCGGCCAGCATCAAGTCGACCAGTGTGGATCCACCTTTCTCGCCGGCCTGGGGGTTGGCGCAGGCACGCGGATCGAAGAACGAGCGCGCAATCTCTTCGCGCACCGGTTCCGGATGATCAGCGAAGTAGTCGTCAATCTGAGCGAGCGTGTATCGACCCCAGCTGTCCGGCTCGAGCTTGGCTGCCGCCAGAGCATGTTCCGCCAACATGCGACGGTATGGATCCTCCTCGGCCAGGTATCCAGCGTCCAGGTTGAACCTGATGGTTTCCGCCGAGAGCAGCGCCTTCTTGTAGTCGATGATCCCGAAGCCTCGACCGTCTTGGGCTGGGCCTGGGTCGCCGTCTGCGCCTTTCTTGTTCGCACCGTCTTCGGTGCGCGTAGTTGGGACCGCCCACTCACCATAATCCTCGACGTTGGGCCAGTCGCGGTAGATGGCTCGCTTCAGGCGACCGCCCGCGGAATTCCACACGCGCACCCAGATCACCGCCCACATGCGTCCCGGGTGAGGATCGATGAAGCGGTAGCAAGTGCATTTCCTGGGGAGATCCTTTCGGGCCATGAGGTGTGCTGCCCCGAATCTCGGGAACTGTCGGCCACGTATTTCGCGGGTCCATCCGTAGGCCTCCCGCTGAATCGAGGCCTCGTCCAAGTGGGTGTTTTCCTTCGTCCAAGCATGGTAGTTGGACCACGGGTTGGCATCCTTGAAGAAGAAGATCGCGCGCGTCGAGGGTCGCGCACAATCGATCCGAAACGGCATGTGACCATGAGGAAGCGACGGCATCTCCTTAATGAGCCTGCGGCCTTGAGGCAGGAGAGGCGCCACTTGCGACTGCAACAGCCTCGGCGCCGTGCCCATCGTTTCCCGAACCGTCTGGGTGATGCCCTTCAGCGGAGTGAATGACCAAATCACCCGCGCCCCCTGATCGCTGGATCGATCCATCGCCGTGTTCAGCCAGTCCAGCGTGATATCCTCATCGATCCACGCTCCGATGTTGGGGATGGTCAGCACGTCACCACCTGGGATCTGAATCGTCTTGGGCTCCCTCATGGGTCCACCCAGCTTCCAGCCTTGGTAGTCGGTCACCCGCTGTCCCTTGGTCAGGAATTTGATGGTGGTGGCTGGCTTGGTAGGAAGCACCAGCAGCATGTCGGTGAATCCTCGGCCCTCCTGATACTTGAGCTTGAACTCCGGACTCTCGCGATTGTTGAGCTTCATCTTCCAATCGCGGCGCAGGTAATACCAGATCATGGGATGCTGCGTGGCGATGGATGTCGCCTCCGAGTCCGACAGGCACCAGCGATAACCCCCAGGGTAGGCCAGACACGATTGCAGAAACATCCAGGCGCAGCACTGGCTCTTGGACGCACGCCGGCCGCCTGAGAAGTAGAGCAGCCGAATCTCATTGAGATCCCGCATGGCATCCCACCAGTGGTCTAGCACCAGGCCGTGCTCAAGCGCATCGAATTGCGGATTCTTGGCGGGATCCGCCGCGGCCATCATCGCCTCGTAATCGGCGTAGATCTTCCCAAGAGCCTTGACTGTTGCCTCGGTCCCGACGCGATCAATCAGGTTCACGATCTCGTCTCGAGTCGGAAGCTTGATGCGCAGCGCCGGGTGAGGATTGGGCGCTTGGGCCAAGATGTAATCAACCAGCTTCATTGACAACGAGCGCAGTGTTATCACCTTTGGGTGGGACGAAGGCGTCGATGTAACGCATCCACGCATTCACTCGGACGAGCTGCCCCGACACTGCGCTAGGCCCGTTGCGCTGCTTGGCGACTAGGATATTCTGTCGCTTGAGGTGCTTGTGCCACGGCGAGTCTCCGTCCAGCTTGCGCCACTCCGCGGGCACTGTGTTGACCAGCGCATCGCTTTTGAGGAAGGCGAGCGCCTTGTCGTTTGGATCAGGACTGGGGTCCTCGATCTGCTTCCGCATGTTCGCGTCGTAAAGGAACATCACCACGTCGGCATCCTGCTCGATCTGGCCGCAGTCTTTCAGGTCGGCCAGCACAGGCTGGCGGTTGCGTTGATCGTTGGCCTCGATGTTGCGGTTCATTTGGGCCAGCACGATGATGGGAACCTTGAGTTCCTTCTTGAGCCGCAAGAGCTCGATGCTCACGTCTGTCAGCTCGGCGTTGCGGTTGTCGCCCGAGTATTTCTTCTTGGTGTAACCGCGCAGGAGCTGGATGTAGTCGATGATGAACAGGCGACACCCATCTCGGTGCATCTTGCGCAACCGCATCGACAGTTGCTCGATGGTCAATCCCGTCTGATCGTCGATGTGCAGGAGCTTGCGCTGCTCAGCGTCCCGCAGTTTCAGGAAGGCGCTTGATAGCCTGGGCACATCGTCCATGATCAGAAACCCGTTGCGGTATTTCTGGAGCTGCGCGCGCGCCATGGAGAAACTCATGCGCGAGATCAACTCGTCTTGGCTCATCTCGAGGCTGAAGATTCCCACCGGGATCTTGAGCGTCATGGCCCAGAACTCAGCGATCTGCATCGCGAACATGGTCTTTCCCCCACCGGGCCGACCAGCCACCACGATGTATTGCTCGGGCTGGAGCCCGCACAGGATGTTGTCGAGGTAGTTGAACCCGCAGGACGGCCCCAGCATTTGCTTGCGGCCGTTCCTCATGCCGTCCATGCGGTCCATGATCCTCTGGCATGAGTCCCAGATCGTGGGCTTGTCTGCGCGGGCGCCGGCCGAGCCCATGCTGTTGAACTCGGCGAACCCCGCCGCGACGATGGATTCCGGCGATGCGTCCGGCTCGTAGGCCTGGGCCACCGTCTGCGTCCCCAGGCGAATGATGTTTCGCAACAGCGCTTTCTGCCGGACGATCTCCGAGTAATAATTGAGGTTGGCCGATGACGGAGTCGCCGCGGCCAATTCAGCCAGGTAGACCATTCCTCCGATCTTTTCGTAAGACTCCATGCTCTTCAGCTTTTCGGTCAGCGTGATCAGATCGATGGGTTGCTTGTTCCGATGTAACGACTCCATGGCGACCCATACGGTCGCGTTGCGCGTATCGTAGAAGGGATTGGCTGCGGCGAACTGGGCGACGCATTCATCCACGCACCCTGGAGCTCCCAGAATGCAGCCGAGCACGCCCTGCTCCGCTTCGACGCTGTGTGGTGGTAGTCTGAGATTTTCCATAGTTGGCTTACTGTGTAAGACTTTTTGACGTTTTAGACCGACTCCGAAAGCTTGATTGGCTGCAACGTGATTCCCGGTTTGCGTGACGTTGGGGATCCCACCACCCGGTAGAGACGCCCCCCTGGGGATTGGACCATTAGCCGGCGCTTCTTGCCCTCTTCGCAAGGCATCCACCTCCATCGCCGCGGCGCATTTTCCTGCGTTCGCTTGGCGAGCGTGAAGAGCTTGACGCGCCAGGAGTTCATTTCGCGAGACCCGCCTCGATTTCGCGCAAGCGCTTGCAGATCGCAGCCAGATCCGCCTTGCCCTTAGACCAGCCTTCCGGATCCGTAGCCTCGAAGTCGTTCCCGACGAACGCCGAGCCTGCTTCGTTGAACGGATGTTCCGCGATGGCTGCGCGCAGTTTTTCGATGTTTTTGGTTTGACTCCACACCGACTCCTGCGGCCGGGAGTAGTTCCGCATCACCCCGTCGTTGTAAAACCACCACGTCGCCATGGTTTTTCGCCAGTCCCGCGGGGTTTTTTCGGGACAAGACTCCCAGGCCAACCGCTTACGCTGAGCCCAGGCCGGGTCCATGGGGCCTGCTCCGGTGTGCATGTTGGGGGTCTGCTGGGTCGCGACGAATTCGGCCACCTCACCCGCCGAAGGCACCTCGAAGAAGGACGGACCTTCCGTGGACTGAGCCTGGGGTGATCCGTGCCCGTTGGGGGTAGGGGGTCCTTCCTCATTCCCTCTCAACTCAGTCCCTCTCAACTCAGTCCCTCTCAACTCAACCCCCCCCCTCTCAGATTGGCCTCTAAACTCGTTTTGGGTTTCCGGTGTTTTCGCAACACTCGGTTTCTGGGTTAACCCAGATCTGTTTTGGGTTTCCGGTGTTTTGGTGCTGGGTTTACGGGATTCTGACCTAATCTTACTTTCGGATTTACGTCCTCCGGATTTACCGTTTCTCCAAGAGGTTACGGCTCTCCAGTTCATTTCGTCCCAGTCGTGAACCACAACCCCATTGTCTGAGACGTGCAACCAACCTATTTTGACTAGGTGATTGAACAACACGCCTTCATCACCACCCCACTGAGCAACGATCTCGACGTAGCTCGAATCTGCTGTTTTCCATACCCCCCCCGCCGAGCCACTTCGCAGTGGCCCCAGATGCGCACTAGATACTCGAGCGCGGTGGGTCCAACGGCATTGCGCAGCCGGATAAATTTTGGGTGAGTGAGGATGCTTGGGTCGATCTTCATAGGGTTGGAAAGGATGACCGCCCACCGGCACACGCCGTGCCCGGGTGTTCCCCAACTAAGGTGGTCACGGATTGCTCCCGTGCCTTACGATTAGCTGCGCCGGACATGTGGGCGGTCAAAGTAATGGCTACCACTGGCCCCTCCTGCG